CTGAGTGAACCAGCACCCGAGCCAGCCGGGAAGAAGTTGGTATCAGTGCTGTTAATCACCCCGATCGTTACGCTGGTAGTCGTCTGCGCCGTTACGCGGACCACCAGGCTGTCAATCAGTGCCCAGCCACTGGAAACCAGCACCACATCGCCCACAGCGAGGCCGTGGCCGTTTGCAACGGTAAAGACAGCGCCTGCGGCATTGCTCACGCCCGTCACCGCCACAGGCGTGGCGAGTTTCGAACCGACGAACACCGTGGCACCATTGGGTAATGCGAAGCCCATAGGGATTCTCCGTAATGTGGATATAAAAAAACCGGCATAAGCCGGCGGGGATATTTCAGGCTGAAATGTCAGCCCGGTAGTTGATGCTGACAGGGATGGAGTAGGACACGCCGTCCGGTATGCCGGGGTAGATGGCAGGCGGTGATGTCACCCAAGCAGCAAAGCCGTCGCCGGGGATCGCCTGGTTCACTGGGAACAACCCGGCGACGCGGCGGGCTAGCTCTCTGGCCTGTGATTTGCCGCCGCCAGCAGGCGCGACGACGGTGACCTGATACACGCCGGTGTAAACGCGACAGCCACCAGCCAAGTCGATGCTGTAGGGCTGTGCGGGCATATCATGGGAGATCAGATACAGCTCGTCGGCTGGTGGGTCAAACTGAATGTTATCCCACGCTACCGGCACGCCCTCGCCGTCCGCCCATATACCCAGCATGGCCTCAAGCGCCGTTGTGATGTCCGGTATCATTTTTAACCTCGCTGACGGCCTCGCTGAAGTACCGCTGGAACTCGGCGGCGGTGATGCGCACCATGCCGCCGGGAGCCTGGCTGGAATGCCCCATCTCCAGACGGTATGCGTACGGGACGTTATTGCAGAAGTAGACCGCCGTGGTACCAACTTTGAACTGTTCGAGCATCAGGTTGCCGGCGGCAATCGTCTCATGCCCGGCCTTGTCGATACGCCCGGTCTCGCCCGCAGCCCGAAGGTCAAACGACACCTGCCAGTTACCGCGAAAACGCCCGCCTGTATAGCCCGGCGGTGCCTTCAGGTCCATGCTGTCGTTAACCTTGCGTCCCGGTCGCAGCCGTCCTGCTTTAGTCAGGTTGTCAGGGTTCTGCCGCAGCAGGCTATTGTGCTCAGCGACGGCAGCGTTATATGCCGCCGCCGTCTGGTTAACCGCCCACAGCTCGGGATTACCGACGGGCGACATCTGCACCAGTCGCGCCAGGATTTTGATGCCAACCACACGCACCACCTCTTCCTGCCGCTCCTTTGCCTGGCTGACGAACGCATTGATGGACACCATAAATGCCAGGTTATCTGCCATGTTATGCCCTCAGTTGCGCGCGGTAGCACAGCAGCAGTTTGCCCGGCTTAACCGGGTTGGGTTTTTCAATGCGGTACCATTTGCCGTCCACGGCCACCATGTCGCCGGTGCGCAGTTCGGTATCAGCGGTAAAAACAATGCGCGTGTCGCCGTTTATGATGACCGTGCCGTCAATTTCGCCGGGTTTATAATCAGTACGCACGCCGATGGCGGTAAACGTTTTATCCGGTTCGCGGTGCTCAACGCCGCCGATTACCGTCACAGTGCCCTTGCGCTTTACCAGATACTCCGCGCCGTTCTCCGAGAGCAGGCGCGTGCTGGTGGCGCGCATGCGGGTATAGTTAACAGGCATCTTAAGCACGCTCCGCAAAAGTGTTTACTGCATAGCCACGACCACCAGCCAGTTCGCCGAGCAACGCCATCACCGCCGGGTATGACGGTCTGAACACTTCGCCGTCGGCGACGGCATACGTCGTGGTTACAGCT